TTAGGCGGTACCGTTTATTTTTTTGCTTTTTGTACCGTCTAGCACTTTGAAATCACGCTGAACGTTTTGGTATAAAGCCATTGACGCGTCTTTAGTATCACGAGTGTAGCTTGCTGTCATTTGAATGTTTTTGTGTCCAAGCCAATGCATAACTTCGACGTCTGCAACGTTTGGATTGTTAAGTGCTTGGGTTGCAAAGTAGTGTCTGAGCAGGTGAGGGTTCACAGCGACGCCTGCTTTTTTGCTTATCTTATTAAAGAGCCTATTAATTTGCGATGGATGATATCCTTTTGCAGTGTCCGGATTGATAAAAATAAAATCATCCTCTGTTGGTGATATGTCCTTATTCTCATAAGCAAGCTTAGAAAATTTAGCAGCATACTTTAAGTAATCCACAACTTTTCCACTTACATAATTTTCACGAACGCTACCAGCGTTTTTGAGGGAACCACCTTCTAGTTGGTCAGGAGTTCTGCTTACGTTCCACGATATTTTACAAAAATCAGTATCGTTTTCAGTGAAAAAATGAAGGTCTTTAAATCGTAATCCAAGCAGCTCACCACGTCGTTCGCCAAGAGATGCGACTTCTAGTAGTGAAATGATATATTTTGAATACATTCCTTTGGCAGTAGCCATCCAGTGATCAAAATCCTTTTTCTCTAATTTTTGCTCTTTAGCTGGCTTCCCGCCGACAATCTCTATGCTTCGTAGCATGTTTTTTTGAATGACGTCATTTCGTTCAGCAAAATTCATTATCGATTGCATAACGCCGTTGATTGTATGGATTGTGGTATTGGCCAAATTATCTTTGATCAACGCGCTAAGATGCGCCTCATACTCAAGTCTAGTTATTTCGGCTAGTTTACGTTGGCCGAACTTAGGTTTTAGATATCTATTATAGTAATTCATTGTGTTTTTTTTAGTGGCCTTTTTCCAGAGACCGCGAGCTTCTTTGTAACTGGCCATTCGCTGCAAGGCCATATCAACGGTCATTGATCTATGGCTAACTGGCCCAAGCTCACCATTACCTAGTTTTAGCTCAAAGTCTTTTAAGACTAAATCAGCAGAGCGCCAATCTTTAAATCCGCTCTTTGTGAATTCGTCTCGTTTATTTTCACTATTAACAAATCCACGTCTTATTCCGTAACGTTTGCCTTTTTTGGTCTCGTACACGTAGATATTGGGGTGCTTCTTTACTGGTTCCCATTTTCGCATAATTACAGCTCCTTTAAATTTTGAAAAAGCATAGTATAATTTCACATTTATACAAACGTACGTTCTTTTTGCGTGTTAAATAATAGCCTATCTATATTACTTGATAGGCTATTATTCAAATTCCATTTCATTTACTGATTCTTCTAAACCTTCAACAACTTCATTTTGTTCAATGAACTGTTGCCAAGATTCGTAGGAGTCACTTTTAATATTGAAAATCATTTTCTGGTGGATACTTTCAATAAATTCTTGGACCATTTTATCGACGGCACGTTCAACTTTGGTATCATTCCAGCGTTTAGCCGGTTGTCGTTTTTGATTCTTCATATTCTGATAGTCTAAAGCCTTACTTTTGAATGTGATAACTGCGGTTGAATTCTTTTCTAGGTATTCTAGTAACTCTAGTTTATTCATAAGTAAACCACTCCTCATTTATTCTAAGTTTTGGATACGTTGAGCAATTTTTAATTCGCACCATTCTAGAAATTGGAGTTCGTTAATTGTTGGCAGATTAAATTCGTGAGCATACGCTATTTTCTTTGTGCTTAATTCTTCAGTAAAGGGTTTTTCAATAACACCAACAACGATTAGCTGAGTAGAAGCAGTAGGTTGGGTCTGCGAAAAAGCACCACAAGCAGAAGCGAGAGCCATTGCTTGTTTGCGGTTCATCGTTTTTAACCGGCCAGTGAAAGATACATGCATTCTTGTTAGATCAATCATAATTAACAAACTCCTTTCGAAATGGTAATGGACCTTGTAGGACTCGAACCTACGACCGGACGGTTATGAGCCGTCTGCTCTGACCAACTGAGCTAAAGGTCCTAAAATAAAATACTAAGTGTTTTATTTTAACTTCTTTTGAATATTATCTAAATCAGATGCTTTCTTTAGTTGGTTCATACTTGATTTGTTCTTAAGTAGTGTAGCCATCTGTTCTTTTGCCATATTATTTAGCTTTAAGGTTCTTTCAGACTCAGATACGTTATTTTTAATTAATTCAGCATTCATGCTCTGTAGATTTGTAATAACGGTTAATTGTTCTAGAGTAGCGTTGTCGCGAAGATTTCCTTGTTTAGGGTGAGCTTCACGCCATTCTTTTGCAGTTATGCCGAATAGCGCCACGTTTAGTCTGTCAGCCTCATTGGCGTATTTATATCCTGCTTGTTTAGGCGAAATTGTACCAGGAATTAGATTTTCTTTTATAGCATCAGTATGGATTTGATTATTAATTTTTGCTAATACTCTGCTGACATTCCAGTCAAGATTTAAATGACTAGCTTCGTTATTTTTAAGCTGCTGATAATCTGAAATTAAATAAAGTTTAAATTCTGGAGAAATCCATGTTGCAAATTCAAACGCAATATCAGATTGTGCATAAGTTCCGCCATATCGGCCAGACTTTGTAACAATACCGATAGCATTTGTTAATTTGATCCATTTCGTGGGGGATAGAACAAAGGCGTTAGAGCCTGTTTCATTGAGTAGCTCAGTATAACTATCAGTGTTAAAGTCTCGGTTGTTTATTTGTTCCCAAACACCTAAATATTCAATTGTATTTCTAGAACGCATCCAGTTTCGTATAAGATCATTCGGATTTTCACTGTTTTTGTATTTTGCAATATCTGTAATACTAATAAAATCTGCATTAATTGAATTATTACGAAATGCTTCAACAGGTAAACCATTAGCGTTAATTATTTCTCTATCTATGCTCATTTTATATACCTCCAAGTTTAAACCCGTCGATTTCGACGGGTTTAGAACACGAACATTAAACTTAATTATGTAAGTATTCTTATTCCCCAGCTATGAATCGAACATAGCTAAACTCACCAGAGTGGGGAAGATACTTAATTTCCGGTTTGATAATGGTACCCAGCAGGAAGAGGTTCGCCAGGGGATAATCTACGGGAATGTCCTTTTCGCGTTGCCCAAGTATAGCCATCTTCAATAGCCCAACGTATACCAGTGGCATTGTTAGTGGATGCAGGAGCGTTGTTGATAGCAGCAGCTTGAGCGGATGCGGCCTGAGCAGCGTTTGCACTTTCTTGTCGGGTACTTTCTGCAGCAGCTTGAGCAGCGGCGTTGCTTTCTGAAATTGAATTTGATTCAGCGACACGTTGTGCCGATTCCGAACTAGCTCTTGCAGCTGATTCACTTGCGGCTACAGATTCTGATGTTTTTTTTGCTTCTTCAGATTCTCTTGATTCGGCAGCTTTCCTATAACTTTCACTTTCTGATTTTGAAGATGCAATAGATTCTGATTTAGCAATGCTTTCCGCTGAATTAGAATGCTTTTTACTGTCTGTAACCGCTTCGTCACTTTGCTGTGTGTTTTGGCTAGAAGCTGTACTAGGTGAATTAGCTGCAGCACCAAATATAAATAAAATAACAGTCATCAGAGCGATCCAACGAGTTCGCAATATTTTTGACTTGTTAGTAGGTAATTCATACGGTGGTTTTCTTTTTAATACAAATTTGTAGAGAGCAATATACAATACATAAAATAAGCCGATAAACGCAAATAAATTAAATAAATTTAATGTGAAAAGCAAAATAATTATTAAAATAATAGCAATTGCGGTTAGCCAATTTTTATGAGGTTTTTTCGGATTAGGCGCCATATTGTTGGCATCCGATCTACTCCTAGTCGTACTTTTATTTTTAGCAGAATAGTCATTAGTGTACGAAATACCCGTCCCAGGTATAGAACTAGTCGTACGCGTTCCGCCATTAGCTTTTTTTGTATATCTAAATCCTTTTACCCCAGCGCTCCAACCAATCCCCGATTTGCTAAAGTTTACTCTAAAGCGCTTACCTAAATTTACACTTTTTCTGTATCTCCAACCCAATTTAACCCCTCCAATTAATATCAGCTTTTAATGTCTTCAGGTTTTGGACGAATTCAAAATAATTATGCCGCTAATTAGTCCCCAGCCACGAATCGAACGCGGCTGTCTCGCCAGAGTGGGGATATTTCTCTTTATGTTAATAATCGTTTAAATTTAAAGTATTAGCAGTGATATCTTGCATTGGAATAGTGATCTTATTCTTTTTTGGATTGACAGTTTGGTCAGAATCCGAAATGGCTAGAGGGTCATAAAGGCTTAAATTAATATCTTTTGAATTATTATCTAACTTATATCCAGTTTCAATTAAAGTATGCATTTCTTTCCCAGGTTGTAGTTCATTTTCTTGTTGATCTGCAATGTCATTAATTCTGTTTTCCTCATTTACTTGGTCAGTGGTAAAGGTACCTGAAATATCTTGGCTATCTGATAATTTAACATTTTGTGAACCGTCTGAGTTCAATTGATGTGCAACAATGTTGATGTTGAATAAATCACCAATGTTCATGGCTTTTTTTGAAGTGTTTTTATATGTAACGTCTAACATAATAGAGTCCTCATTGTTATGAGTAGTATCTTTAAAAGGTATGGCTTTGTTAATTTTAATTGTGCCATTAGGACCATAGAAAGTTTGGGCTCTTGCGTAGTATTTATAACTCTTTTGCTGTGATTTATTATCAGATTGCGCACTGCTATTACTTGAAGTGGCACACCCAGCAAGTAATAATCCCATCGTTAAGGCTCCTAATAAGGCTATTATTTTTTTCATATTTGTTCCTCAGTTCGTAAAATCAGCTTTTAGCGTCATCAGTATTTGGACTAAATACATAATAAATCCCTAACTGTGAATCGAACCTAGCGTCTCACCAGAGTGGGTTATTTCTTTTTAAATACATTGCCGCAATCCAAACAATGGTATCGCTTAGTTTTATTACTTTTTAAACCGCCAGTGACTACCATAGAAGTACCACCGGTCATAACGGCGGCAGCTATCTTTGCGCCAGATTTCTTTTTCTTAACTTTGGTAGTGGTTTTATATTTAGTTTTAGTATTTGCAATTGTTAGTGGATGCAAAGGATTTAAATTTGGAGTAATTCTTGTTTTTGAAGTTGTTTTACTCTTAGTTGATTTAACGTTTACTTGTTCGCCAATTAGTTGAATGTTAGAAGATTTACAGCGCGGACAGTATAGATCACCCCAATGATGTTTTATTTTAGGTTCAGAACTGTACTGTTTTGAATCTACGGCTGAAAAACTAGATGTGTTGGGTTTCGAATTAGTGCTAAGCCATTTTGATATAGTAGTTCCAGCACTGGGATTGGTACCGACGAAAAGCCAAATACATATAAAGAGTATGCTCCCCATAAAGGGGATGTGAATAAAAATCATATTAATTAAACCGACAATTACACCGACGAAAAGACCAAGTGTAAAACCAGAAGTGGAATCGCCTTTCCAAAATTTATTGGGGGCCTTTTTGTATTTGAATTCAGTTAGGTCATCTTGTTCATTCTCTGGATAACGCATAAATATATTTGAATCATTTTCTTTATATTTATTCTTTAGGTAGAGAAATGCAAGGCCATTTATTTCATTTCTTTTTATGTTTAAGTCATTAGAAATATCCTGAGTGCAATTTTGGCAAATTAAAATATCATCGACTAATCTTGTTTTGCTTTTTGATATTAAGTCGTTATGGCAGATGGCACATTTGTTAATCACTTTAAGAACTCCTTTATGTACATCTACGGCTTTTAAAGTCATCAGTTTTTGGACATTCACTCAGGATTACATAAATGATTTAAATATTATCCAGAGTATGAATAAAAATATAACGGAACAGCCGCACCCCATTATGCCATTCCCAAATGAATTTAATGCTTCGCCTGTTTTTTCTAATTTATTAGCACGGTCTTGCGCCTTAGCCGCTCTTTGGGTACTCTTGCTAATTGATCCGTCTGGATTTTCGCCCGGATATGTGATTTTAATGCCACAATTTGGGCAAATCCTTTCACCCTTAAGAGCAACTTTACATTTTAAGCAGTAAGGTTGTTTGCCATCAGAATATAATTGCTGGCCAATAATTGACCATTCTTTAATATCGCTCATTGAAAAGATTCCTTTCATAATGTGTTTAAGATTAATAGTTGCCAAGTTCCTCTTGAATCACATCCTCTAAATACATTGGTATATCGAAAGTAAACATGAAGTCATATAAATTAATACAACTCTTATCCTTATTATCTAAATAGAATGGTAGGAGTAGTTTAATTGCACCGATATTAGCAGCATATTCAAATTTAGCTTTAGATGGTGTGAAGTAGAGCGGTTTAACAGATACATCTCCATTCATTATGTGGCTGATTTCGTGCGCTAAAGTAAATGCTAACTGTTTTTGATCGTGCCAGTTTGTATTGAAAACGATGTGTCGAGTATTTGTATCAACAGCAGAAGGAGTCTCGTCACCTAATAACTTTGTAGCTGTGATACCAATGCCATTATCAAGAGCGTAGTTAAGTAAATGAGTAATTATTCTTTCCATACGGCTATTCTTTCCCTCTTAGAAGACGTTTGATTAAATCTAGGTCTTCAGGGGGGATGGGTTTACCGTCAAACGTCATGATAACTTGATCATCGTTTATCTCAGCTTCTTTAATGGCACCAGTCTTATCTCTGGTATTCGTTTTTCCAAGTAAATAATCAGTAGAAACTTCATATAAATCAGCAATTTTAACAAGCAGTTCATTATCAGGTTCGTTTCTATTATTTTCCACATGTGAATAATTAGCGCGTGAAATTCCCAATCTATCAGCAACTTCTTGTTGAGTCCAGTTGGCTTCAGAACGCAACTCTTTTAAATGTTTAATCATACGAATAACACCTCTCTGATTTGAATATTATCATATTATAGATACAAAAAGTATCTTTGATACAAAAAGTTTCTAAAAAGGGTTGACGATACAAAAAGTATCGTGTAGTATAGTTCTTGTGATACATAACGTATCGAGGAGGTGAGAAGTTTTATTATGAGAAAATTGAAGGAACTTCGTAAATCAAAAGGTATAACACAAGAAGAGTTGGCTAAAGATTTAGGGGTTGCAACTGTAACGATTAGAAAAATAGAAAGCAGTGATAGAAATCCTAGCATTAATACTGCAAAAAAAATTTCAAGATATTTCGGAAAAAATCTCGAATATATATTCCCAGATATTTTTTTGCTCAAATGAGATACAAAATGTATCATTTTGATAAAGGAGGTGATTACATGTCAATCGACAAAATGAAACGAGATATTCTAAATAGCCCAATGGCGGAGGTTAGAGGAACCGACCGAATTCAACAAATGCTAGACCGTCATGATGAGTCTTTTATCAAACGTATGTATCAATTGATGGTTGATGATGAAGAGGTTGCCATTATGGAATGAATCCGATGGCAACCGTTGATTTAATTGTAATTAATCAGCCGGTGAATTGATATAGAGCGTTTCTCACAATGAAAGGTGGTGGGACAAACGAATCTCACAGAAATTAAATTAGAAGCCGAAGCTGCAATTGAACGTAGCGGAATGCAAAAGCAATTTATCGCCAAAGAATTACAGACAACCACGTCTAACGTGAGTAATTGGTTAAGTGAAACTAGAAACTTTCCTATTGACCAGTTAGCGCGTTTATCTAAGTTGTTGGGCGATTATAGATTTTCTTGTTTGGCAGCCGAATACGTTTTTGGGATTGAATTGCTTCCTGATGATCAGGGGCAAGACATTCCCCAAACCCGCTTCTTTGCAAGTATCAAGGAAGAAAACGACCGGAAAGGTTTAGAAAAAGAGTCATTCTTTTCAATCATGGCTAAAAGCCCGACCGATTGGAACGATTCCGAAATAAAATTTATGTCCGGATATTCAAAAGAGTTGGAAGAGGAAACTTTAGCAGAAACAAGTTATAGCGCAGCTGTTAAACAGTCGCTGCGCATAGCAATTGATGGGAGGATTTAAAAAATGGGTCAAGTTATTCAAATTGACAGAACAGATGATGTATTAGCCGAGTTAATAGCGGATAAGTTGTTTAAAAAAATTGCACCTGTTGTCGAAAAAAATACCGCTAAACTTTTTGATCAATACGTTAACAATGATGACGTTATGGACAAAAAGACTATGTGTAAGACGATATTTCATTGTGATACAGCGACTTTTGATAGTAGGTATAATTCACTCGACTTCCCATTTATCGGTGATGGTAGCCGTAAAGCTTACTCAAAAAAGGCTGTTACAAAATGGATTGCTGATCACCAGCAAACAATAGGAGGGCAATTAAATGATTAAGATTGATGGCTTTGTCTTATTACTAGCATTCATCACAGTTGGCGGTCTTTGTTATGGAGCTGGCCAAATAGGATTCAAAAACTTATGGGGGTTCGATGATGATCAGTCTGATAGTAACGTTATCAAGTTTATCGATGGCCGGTATGTACGACCTAATAGAAAGGCACAATAAACGCAATAAAAAAGCCGCTGATGCTGGCACATCAACGGCGGATTAATAACTTAACAAATTATTTATACGAGAATTATACCACAAATGAAATGAGGTAGAAATAATGGACGCAAATTTAATGACCATACAACGTCAGAATTGGCAGTACCACGAACCGGAAGAACAGATTATCGCAGAAGATTACAAAGGTGATCCAATCTACGGCACAGACAGTTATTTAGAGCTTGATGGCGAGCTATTCATGCCAGGCGATGTGCTAGATTTCGTCAAATACTTAGGCGCAACGGAGGTAGAAAGATAATGGCAAACGAAGTAATGAACAAAGAAGTTTCATTTGAGGTAAACGGTGAGAACGTTCGCTTAACACCTAATATGATCCAGCAATTCTTAACAAGCGGCAACGGCAAGATTACACCACAAGAAACGATGATGTTTTTAAATCTATGCAAATACCAACATTTGAATCCTTTCTTGAAGGAAGCATACATTATCAAATTCGGCGATAAGCCAGCACAAATTATTACGTCAAAAGAAGCGTTTATGAAGCGTGCAGAATCGTCACCTAATTATGACGGTGTTTCAGCCGGTTGTATCGTCTTAAGGAATAACGAGATAGTTTATACCAAAGGGGCATTTATATTGCCTACGGATAATCTAGTGGGCGCTTGGGCGGACGTTAAACGTAAGGATCGCTCACAACCACATCACGTTGAAATCGGTTTGAAAGAGTTCAGCAAAGGGCAATCAACTTGGAATGCGATGCCTGCGACAATGATCCGCAAAACTGCAATTGTTAATGCTTTACGTGAAGCGTTCCCAGAATCATTAGGAGCTATGTATACAGAAGATGACAAGAACCCTAATGAAACAGCAACAAAGGCTATTCAAAAGCAAGCAGAGCCAAGCAAAACTCAAAACAAATTAGCAGACATTATCGGAGGTGGAAATGATGCAACAAACAACGCTGGAGAATCTGAAACAGAGCCAGAACCTGAAATTATTGAGCCAATTAAGCAAGATGACACAGAAGAAATTGAAGGAACCTTTGAACAGCCAGAACTACTATGATAATGCTGCTGATTGGCGTTATATGAGTCCTACGTTATTTAAGAGATTTATGGCATGCGAATTTAGCGCATTGCATGATTTGAGAAATCCGACAGAGAACAACGCCGAAGCGTTAGTTGTTGGCAACTATGTTCATTCATATTTTGAGTCGGTAAAAGCTCACGCAACTTTTGTTAAGGATCACGAACAAATAATTAATGGTCGCGGTGGGAAACCTAAAGCGGCCTTCGTAAAAGCTCAAAAAATGATAGACAGACTAGACAACTGGAACGCCTTTAAAGCTGCTTATAAAGGTGAAAAAGAAGCAATCGTGACAGGAAATCTTTTCGGTGTCGATTGGAAAGGGAAAATCGACTGTTTGAACGTTGAAGCTGGGATTTTCTTCGACATTAAAACAACACGTTCAATTCGTGATCACATTTGGAACGAGGAGACGCGGACGAAGGAAAACTTCGTTGTTAGATACAACTACACACTCCAAATGGCAGCCTACAAAACAATGCTTGAACAGATGTATGGGCAAGAATTTACGCCGGTAATTGTAGCGGTCAGCAAAGAAGATCACCCAGACATTCAAATGATTAGCTTTGACGGGTACGACTTTGAACAAGACTTACAACTTATCAAAGACAATCAAGAACATATTATGAACGTTATTTATGGGAAAGAAGATCCGTTCAAATGTGGCCATTGCGATTATTGCAAGGATACAAAACAACCGACCGATGTTATTTCAGTATTAGACCTATAGGAGGGCACCAAATGAATTCAGTAAACTTAATCGGCAACTTAACAGCCGATATTAAATTAGAAACAAGCAGCAACCAAACACACTATGCAAGATTCTCTTTAGCGGTAAGACGTGATGCTAATCACACAGATTTCATTAATTGTGTTGCGTTTGGCAAGACAGCGGAAATGCTAAGTAATCAGTTAAAAGGTTCAAAGATTGGTGTTAGTGGCAGCTGGCAAACAGGCAGCTATCAAAACCAACAAGGACAAAAGGTTTATACCAACGATTGTAGCGTTTATCGAGTTTATTTCTTATCACCGCTGAATAAAGATGCTGACACGCGCAATACAGCGCCAAGTTCAGCAGCACCAGCTAATAACTATGTTGATCCATTCGCAAATAACGGACAACCAATCGATATTTCAGACAACGATTTACCATTCTAAATAATTAGACATTGCCGGGAGGTGAAGCCTTGGCTAGGCCAATAAAAAAAGGTATTGATTACTTTCCGTTAGATGTTGATTTTTTGCGAGATATAAAGATTCGAAAAGTTATGCGTGCTTGTGGATCAGCAGCTCCAACAATACTTATCTGCCTGCTCGGTAATATCTATCGCGACGAAGGGTATTACATGAAGTGGGACGAAGATACTCGTTTCCTAGTGGCTGACGATGTTGGTACTAGTGAAGCGTCAGTAGACGAAGTTGTAAAGAAATCCATACAGGTTGGTATATTCGATTCGAAACTTTATGATCAGCACCAAATTTTGACATCACATGGTATTCAAGAACGTTATAAGAAGGCAGCATATCAAAAATCAGATAGCAGTATTGATAAGAAATATGACCTTCTTAACGTTAATCATATCGATAACGGAGTTTCCAATAGTGGAAACCCAGTAAATCATGCCGAGAGTACACAAAGTAAAGTAAATGAAAGTAAAGAAGAGGAAAGTAAAGTAAATAATACTAGCCTTTCTGCACCAGCCAGCAGGATTCAAGAAGAATTTGCAATCCTTTGGGGGATGCATCCACGTAAAGTTGGTGATCAGGGTGTAGCGTTTGATACTTACAAGAATGATGTCTTGCTAGGAGATATTACCTTTGATCAAGTTAAAACAAAGATTGAAGCCTACAAAACACAAATTGAATTAAACGGCACACAGACGACTTATATCAAGACAGCTGGTAAGTGGTTTACGGAACGTTGTTGGAATAACGAATATGACACAACACCACCTAAAGCACCTAAAAAGCCATCTGTCAGACAAGAACCCATACCAAAATGGGCACAGCCTGATTACCAAGCATCGGCACAGGAACGAACGCCGGAACAAGAAGCTCGGGATAAGGCACAGATTGAAGCAGCACTTAAAAAATTGAAAGAAGGCAGGGATGTTAATGCCAGCTAAAGTAGGCGACCTCGTTAGTTGTCCGCCGCAGGTAGTTTTAGGCCGGACGCTTGCTAAAGGCGGACAGTCGTACGTTGTGGGCGTTAAGCAACTGAAGTATGGCAATATAGCACGCCAAATTAACATTGTTCAAGATAAACAAGGTAACCGCACTGAGTATTTTGACTCGGATTGCGGAATAGTGCGGGAGGCGAAATAGATGGTCTCAGCAGCGATGAACGAATTATATGAGTTAGAAGATAAGTATGGCGGAATGATGCGGATCCCTGACGAGGAATTATCTAGAGTTAGAAATGCGCTTGATACTCCAGAGGGCGATCAAACTAAAGTACGCAGAAAAAGAGGACGTCCAAAAGGGTCAGGCAAGACATCTAAACGTGTGGTAGATAATGTTGCGAAGATTGAAGTGCTCTATGCAAGAGGTACCACAGTGCAGGACATCTGCGACCAACTCGGTTTATCTAAGGCACATGTACATCAACTCGTAACAAGATTTGGACTTAATACTAAATACAATTATCAAGATTATCGATATAAAGTTTCAAACGGAAGTGAAGAACATTATTTTAAAAATGTTGAAAGTGTTGCTCGATATTTTGGACTTAACAGCTATCGAACATTGAAAAAATTTAAACAGAATGGACAGATTAACGGCTTCAAACTTGAAGCTGGTAAGTTCCGAGTAAAGGGAGAGGGCAATGATGCAAACAAAGATGACACCAGCCGATAGATTGAGTGAGCTGGTTAGCGATAATAACATTCCTGTAACGGCATTGTTTGATGTAAAAAGTCGAATGAATGATTGGCTAGCAGCTGGTGGAAACCTCAACGATGAATACATGTGGATGCAAGTTCGGTACATCGAGAACATTGCTAAACGCATGGAAGAGCTTGGAGGTGGCCTGTGATGACAATTGGCACACCTGTAAAAATCAAAGATTATAACGTGCATGCTGTTGTGACCAAAAGCACTAGCGATGGAGTGACAATCAGGGATGCAAACGGCAGAGAGTATTTCTGCTTTGAGTCAGAGTTAGTAATTTCAACAAAGGAGTTGGTGAAACAATGATAGCTAATAAATGTTGTTTGTGCGGCAGGAAGCTGGGTGATTAGCGTGTTGAGATTCAGCGCTAAGCTGTGGCAACAGAATCATCGTGGGTTACTTTCTAAGTCACACCTAGTAGCACTTGATGGCTTGCCGGTATCTAAGGCGGATGACGGGGATTATCAGATTGACGAGTATACAACAGCGGACGGGCAGAAATGGGAGTTATATCCGATTTTTAAAGAAGACTGTGTTGACGACATTAGTTTGTTTGATGAGATTGATTAAACATTTGAAGATTAATTCATAATGGCCAGATATAGCCTAGAAATCAAATGTATGGAGGTACGTTAATTGGAGATAGATAATAATCGTGTATTTTGTATAAACGACTATAAATATTCATTATTCCGGGTAACTGATGGACGCTGGTTTATCTACTTGCGTGGTGATCGTTACGGCTGGTACAGCAATAGTGATGATACATCTTTCGTGCGCGACCAATCTAAACGGGTTAAGAATCATGGACTAACTTATTTAGATGAATCTGAAACAACTTGGTATGAGTTGCCAGAAGATGAATTTGAACGCGAAATACGACCATTTATTAAGAGTGATGGTCAGATGAGTTTATTTGATTAAAGGAGGTAGAGCAATGATTGTTGAATACATGAAAAGTATGAGCGAGTTAAAAAGTATATTCCCCGTTGGAAGCATTCACGAAAATACCGAGGGTGAAAAATATAAGGTTGTCCGAGTAATCGAACCGATGCCAGCGACTAACATGGCTTCGTTTCCGAGAGTTGAATTTGAATTAATCAAAATAAAAAGACCGCGTTAGCAGTCGTTAGGAGGATTAACATGCGAGAGATTAAGTTTAGAGCGTGGGATAAAGCCACACGAGAATATTGGAACATTGATAAATGGCACTTTGAAGATGAGTATTTAGATTTAATAGAACCAGGTACCAGTATTTGTGACCCGCATATTGAGCGGATTTGGCGAAAGCGGAGAGACGTTGAACTCATGCAGTACACCGGCTTGAAGGATATGTATGGCAGGGATATTTATGAAGGGGATGTTGTTGAGTTCGAAGTAAGCCTGACACGCACAAAAGCAGAAGTGAAATATTCGAGAAATCAATTCATCGTTAGCATGAATAGCGTTATGCCAAGGTCACTTGATCTTTATTTAGTTAAAATTATCGGCAACAAATTTGAGAATCCGGAATTGTTGGAGGCTGAATAATGGACGGAATATTCGACGGACTTGTGACCGCTGCAAGTTTGGCAAGCGATGCGATCGCAATCGCATTTGGCGGTTATACAACATCCGAACAAGAACGAATTGAGCAGCTAATTGATATTTTTGATGATCAAGAATTATGTAAGATGATTGTCCGGATTGAATCAGGCAAAAGAAACATTGGACTTGCAGAGATTAAAAAATTCAATGCAAAATTACAGGAAATGGAGTGAAGATAGTGCAATCGGCAATTAACTTTTATGAAGATGCTACGCCAACAAAAATCTGGATTATTGCACTACCCAAAGAGACTGGTCAACGTGAAGCTGTTAAAGCTCACGGATGCGTATGTGGAAGTGACGGTGTTCCGATGGTGTTTACAGATAAATCCGCAGCCGAACGTGCTGCTTTGACGCTGTCTAAGTATATGAATGATAAATTACGGGCATTTAAGGTTAGTGGTTTGAAATTGGAGGTAGGTTAATGTTCTGGGAATTCTTTTGGTGGCTGTTTACGCAAAGCGGGAATGTATTTGCAGGATGCGTATTAGTAATTTTCGTGGTCGCACTTGTTGCTTCATTCTGCTTGCTTTGGAGGTTAGAACATGGCGAATAAACCAACGGCACAGAGTCACTTTGGCAAAAAAATAGTGATTGATAGCTATAAATTTGACTCACAAAAAGAAGCTCAATTCTATACCGATTACTTACGTGGTAAAGGATTAGACTTTGAGGTTCATCCCAGATTCGTGTTGCAAGAATCATTTGAACGCGCAGGGTTAAAGTTTAGGCAGTTAGTTTACACTCCGGATTTCTTAGTACGAGACGATCAGGGCATTCAACATATTTTCGATATTAAGAACGGCTTTAATGCGTATGGGATTGATACTGCTGCACAATTACGGTTTAAACTGTTGACGTTAAAAACCGGTGTGCCAGTTGAGGTTGTTGTTATGCGTAAAGGATATTTCTGGTCAAAAATTATGGGCACGACCAAGCCGACGGAGCAAAAGAAACGGTTCCGGGCTAACTACAAGCCTGAATTTGAACGTGAAAGCCTGTGGCTGGTATGACAGCAGAACAGGAGACATTCAAGAGATTTTTAGAGTGGTCATTTGAAGATCATGCAGAAGATATTATCAGAACTATTGTGTGGCTAAACAGTCACATGATTAAGATTAGGCGCGAATATCCAAAAGAATATCTGGCCTATAAAGCGTTAAGCAATCAAGAACTTAATCAAGTTATATGTGAAGTATTACTACCATTTTAAAAATATAGGGGGATAACTAATGACAGACAATCAGATTAAACTACTTGAAGAACTAAAATCTATGGTCATACACGATAAGACCGCTTATCCAATGTTGGCTTTTGGCTACGTGATCAAAAAGAACGATAGCACTTATGACGAATTATCACAGCGAGAGGAATACGAGGTAATGAAGGCGTTCGGCGAATGGGGGCTTAGTTGATGGGCGAAAGGAATATTGTTGAAATTGTCCGCGAAAACGTAGTTAGGTATATGGCAGAAGCTGGGATGAAAAAATTTGATTTAGCTATGGTTGTCGGCGGAACCGCGGGAATTCAAAGGTTAATTGACGGTGGCTCAGTTAACGGACCAACGATTGTGACACTTCAAAAAATAGCTATGGCACTTGGGGTGAAAACGATTGATTTGGTTGAGGATTGGAGTGATGAAGATGAATAGCGCTGGTTTAATTACAATCTAATTTAGGCACAAAAAAAGCCACCCTGGCCGGCGACTTCTACATACTTATTAGTTCGAATGACTATATTATAACAAAATAAAGGGGTATACGCATGGTTTCATTTAATGAGTTATTTCCACAAGTCGACGAAAAAGCAACGATTGATAAAGTAAAGCATTTCTTTAAAGTACAGTTACCCACTATGCAACGCTATAGTCATAGAAATGTGAGTGGTATCAAGTCACCGGTCATTACTGATATGCCAAAGGGTGGATCCGTAAATAATCAAATGGAAGAGACGTTGACCCAAAGACTGTATGCAGAGCAAGTAGTAGCACGTTGCCGTGAAGCTATTGATTGCTGCGACGCTATTAGTCAGAAGATTCTATGGAGTATCTATGTAAAAGAAAACACTGTAACAGCAGCTCAGCTTGAAAGCGGGTATGGTGAAACTCGATTCAGATATTATAAGAATCGGGCATGCCTGCAATTTGCAGATGCATTCATGATTGAAGACTTGCACGAGTTCAAGAAATAAAAAGTGCGGTTTTTGTGCGGATTGTCTGTGGTTATTAGCCAGATTTCCGTGATAAATTAGTATTATGGATTATTAGTAAAGCGCGCTTAAACTGTGACCAGTAATCACCGGCGGAAAACGGTGGTCGCGCTGTTGCCAAAAATACAATCTGTTATACCCGGCAATTAGCGTTAATCAAACTTTGTTAGGTTAATCGACTTCAATTCTAATTGCTGGAAGCGTGGGGTTAGCACGTTGTCGCCGTGGATGATCGCGGACCTAACCATTCCTAGTAGCTTAAATAGAGCAGCGCGGAAGTGCACCTGCGGTCACGATTCGGGTTCGAGTCCCGGCTAGGATATTGCATAGGCTGATAGGTTTAATACTTACCAGATTTGTGTTAGCATTATCTTTGCTCCAGATATTTATATACGCGCGAGGCAGGTTGTATACCTGTCTTTTTTAGTGTTTAATATAGTTGCGTATATAAATTGAATTTTGGAGGAAGCATAATGGATTTGATAGAACTAAAAAATGTTATCAGCACTGGCAGTAAACCAACATTGCATATGGCGCATAGGGGAAGTAAAATTGCAGTAGTCACTCCGAGCATTGGCGATGAATTGGCTCAGCAAATAAAAGATATTTTTATTAAAGAATTGGAAATTAATGGAGACGCCATACAAGAAAAATATAACGTTGTTGGATGTAACGATGAAGTTATAGAATTAGTAGATACAAAAGAATATAGAACGGAAATTGAACTAATAACCGAGGCCATAAAGACTCCTACTAAAAAGTTTAGGTTTAAACCAGATAATTTTGACTTTTTCATTTATGAATTTCCTAGTAACGTTCCAGACGAAGAACCTGTGTATGCTTTCCGAAGGACAAGAAAAATGAAATTCTTAAAGAAGGGGTTTATAGGAAGATTATTTACTGAGGGGTATTTTTCGGATCTAGAATTAAAGGATTTAATTGGTGTTGATGATTATATTGACTTTATAATTTATAAAGATGAGATATTAATATTGCAGCATATTTCTTTTGAACGAATATTAAAATTGAACAATCAGTTTACCGAACTAGCAAAAAAAGTCTTGTCGAACAAAAAATTTAGCGAGAAAATAGTGGGGTTTGATAAACTAAAAGAGGGTGCATTGTCCAATGCAAATTATGTTAAGCGTTTATCAAAATTGGGCAGCGATAATAACCCAACTTTATTTTTAGAAGACTTAAAAGCAACGAAGAATGTTTCGGAAGAGTTTAATTTGGAAATACGAATTGATGTAGAAAAAGATCAAATATTTTATGAAGATGATTCTCAACTAGGGAATTTTATTAATTTAATGCAGGATGCATATTATCATACATTAATTGGTAATAAATCGGGGGTTGATGACAGGAGGTAGAGTGAAATGGCTGGAATGGTATTTAAATGGTTAATATTTGTATCGTCATATATACCTGTGTTTATTATGATTTTTTTAAATAATTTAAGTGCCTTTTCTGGAGAAAAGTTAAAAGAAACGTGGAATTTAAATGCAAACTTTTGGATTATATTAGTTATATTGTCCATCGTTTCTTTTTTATCCTTAAAAATTTGGTTGTATCTTTTAAAGCGTCAGGCAGATAATGATGGGAAACGACGATATAAAATCGATAAGATAAAACCTAATGACTCCGAAGTACTTAATTTTTTTGTGACGTTCATAATACCTGTTATTTCATTAAAACCGAATTCAGCTCCATCCATATTGATGAATACCCTGTTATTGGTTATAGAAGGAATATATTTTGTTAAAAACAATTCTTTATATTTTAATGTTTTACTAATTATAATGGGGTATCATATTTACTCTTTTGGCGATGATTGTATCATTATTACCAAAAAAAATAAGGACGATTTAATTTTTGAAGAATCAGAAGCCAGTCAAGTTGGAACTACAAATATATTTTACATCTAGAGACAGCTTAGGCTGTCTTTTTTAGTGCAACAAAAAACGACCACCATAAGGCAGTCGAAATTTGGAAGCGTAATCCAATATGTGCCAGGTGTTTGGGGGTACCTGACAGCTTCATTATAGGACAGTTAACGTTTACAATCAATGGCAGAACTAAATAAGTCATAGCCGAATGGTTATGGCTTTTTTAATGCATAAAATTAAGGAGCAGTGTCGATTATGAATATAAAGGGTAGGGATAATAGCAAACGGTGGGACGCTGTCTATAAAAGCGGTGAGTATGATGCTTGGATGAATAGATTTGAAAAGGGCACTCAAAAATCTCACAGAATAGAGCGTAGGAATGCCAAGCAAGTGTTGAAGACAAATTACGTCCAAACCATTAAATAGTTGGCTTTTTTAATACATAAAATTAAGGAGTGGGTTAAATGGGATTTTTATATATTGTCAGCATCATTTTATTAATTGCGAAAGTAGCGGGATTACTTGCTATTAGTTGGTTGTGGGTGTTCGCTCCAGCTATTGCATGTGTCGCTATTCAATTATCAATTTTTGTGTTTGCAATCATCGTAGCACTCAAGGCGTGATCGTTATGTATTACGCAAATCAAGGTAGCTACAAGAAAGAGCCTGATTGGCAATCGAGATCCGATGCCCGTTTAGAGAAGTGGCTCAAACAGAAGAAGATAGATGAGAAACGTCGTTCAGATGAGCGGCGTATTTTTTTCAAAAAACTAAATGAAATGTGAAAGGGGGTGAGGTAGAATGGTTAAATTTAAAAATCCAAAGAAAATCACACAGAAATCTATAAAAGGATTCGGTGGTGGTCGTTATGTTGAATATTCCAACGGTGGGAAAACGTACCGATCCTCCAGTATTACTAATCCTATAAAAGGGGCAAAAAAACCAGGGTTAATGACTGGTAGAGTGAAGAAAGATGGATCATTAGGGTCAATTAATATTAATTGGCAAGCATTTAATGGAAAGGCAAATGCTAAAAAGGCAAGTCTTATTCGTGGTGGGGCCACAAATAGCGGTCGTAGTAGTAGTGTTAAAAGATCCAGTGGAGGCTCGACGGGGTAATGAATAATTTATTTAGAGCTATAAAAAATCAATCAAAGCTAACTGATGATGTGATGGTTGGTTTTTCGACAGGTAAAGATAGTTGCGTAGTGATAGATCTATGCTTTGAGTATTTTAGTAACGTTCAGCCCTTTTTTATGTATTTAATACCTGGTCTAGAATTTCAAGAAGAAACCTTGAGAAAGTACGAAAGAAGATATGGAACTGAAATAATTAGATTGCCACATTTCGAAGTTTCAAGTTTTTATAGAAATGGTGTATTCAGGAAAAATGATTATACTGTTGAAACGATAAAAATAAATGATGAATATGACTGGTTAAGAAGTCAAACAAATATTAAATATATAGCCTCTGGTGAACGTATAGCCGATTCTATAGTGAGACGAGGGCGGCTTCATAACTCGGGATCAATCGATTTAAAGCAAGGTAAGTTCTACCCAATTATCGATTGGAATAAAGCAAATGTCATGGAGTACATCGCAAAAAGAAATCTTTACTTGTCGAAAGACAATCGTAAATTTGGATTTAGTTTTAATGGACTGAAGGAAGAACAACTAGCTTTTATAAAGAGAAATTATGTAAACGACTTTAAAACTATACTAGATTATTTTCCAGAGGTAGAAATTGCGGTAGATAAGTATGAGTTTTATAAACAAAAGGGGTCAAAACAATGAATGAAGTGGCTAAGAATCAGAACTTCAAGATTGAACGAGTAAATCGTTCAGATATTACGGGCGCTGAGTATAATCCACGTAAAATTTCTAAAGAAAATGAAAAGCGACTAAAAAAAGCCCTGAAAGAAAATGGGCTTGTAGTACCTATTCTGGTTAATAAGCGAACTGGGAATGTGGTTTCTGGACATCAGAGGCTTAAAGCTATTGATGCGTTAGAACGAACTAAAAACTATGCTCTTGATGTAGCTGTAATTGATGTTGATGAGCAGCAAGAAGCTAAGCTAAATGTACAAATGAACAATCAATCCATGATGGGTGACTATGATATTGATGCATTAAGTGAATTAATGGCTGACTTTGATTTACAAATTGATGAATTAGGTTTTAGCGAAATGGATGCACAAATGTTAGTCGATGATTTTGAAGATGATAGTACCGATGCAGAAACTAGAGAAATTGCTGAGCTTACGACGGAACAGGTGGAAGAAGAGAAAAATAGAATAGCTGAAATAAAATCTCAGAAAAAGAAAATGCGTGAGGAAAATAAAAATCGCAATGACGTAGATTATTACGCCACGTTGATATTTCCTAACGCAGAATCTAAAAGGCAGTTTATGCATAAGCTAAACATACCTGAGTATGAGAAAAATATATTCTATGATAATGTTGAAAAATTATTCAAAGATTAAAGGTTTGAAATATTCATCAAAAAATTCTTTTGAATCTTCATCATTTTCTATAATAGGTACTTGCAAATCCTCTAACTCCACTTCGACGTTGAATAGCCTTTGTTGCCCCTTTATTGGAATAGGTGCTATCACTTCAACCTCATCGAGTATCCAGGCATATTTATTAGAAGAGAGCTTGCGGACATCAACAATGTTAACCACACATTGAGCGTGTCCGGGAATTGTATCGGGGATTTTTCGAGCTGTAGAGCATATCAAAAGTGGGCCACGATAATTTGTGGGCCAAGATCTATATTCAATCTTTTTTCTACCTGTAACAATTTCTTTAACGAAATCTGAGCGTATCGACAATGCTTTCATGTTTAATTCCTTTTCATCGAATGTATTGAGTTTATTATATCATTTCTGGAGTGTGGTGAGTATGTAAAAATGGCAAAAGGAAAGTACCTTGAATGGGTGTCAGAACAGGGATTACTCATGATTGAGGGATGGGCAAGAGATGGATTAACAGATGCCCAGATATCCAAAAACATGGGAATAAGTCGGTCTACCTTGAACGAATGGAAGAAGAAGTATCCGGACATATCGGACACCCTAAAGAGAAGCAAAGAAGTTGTTGACCGAGAAGTTGAAAATTCGCTGCTTAAAAGGGCGCTGGGCATGGTTACAAAGACTACTACCTACAAGATGGTCAAAGTAGACGACGATGTCTTAAAAGTTAAAAGAGAGCGGTATTTAAACTCGTATAAGTTGGAACATCCCGATTTAAGCAAAAAGGAACTATTAATGGCTGCGATAGAGGCTGTACCGACATACGAGCAAATACCAATCACTGAGAATGAAGTAGAGTTAGCTCCTGATACCTCAGCGGCTATTTTTTGGCTTAAAAATAGAAAACCGGATGCCTACCGTGACCAATCGTTTAAAGAGCTCAATGAGGCTCAAGCTGAAAAGGCGCGTGCTGATGTGAGAAAGGCTACTGCTGAGGCTGAAATTAAAGAAGCTGAGGCCAAAGCGATTAATGGTGATGATGAAATGGAAGACGATGGCTTTATTGCTGCTATTGATCATAGTATGAGTGAGGTGTGGACAGATGAAACTGAGGACTAATGTTTTTAAGTTCACGCCCTTCTCAAAGAAGCAACTACAAGTTCTATCATGGTGGCGATACGAAGGCACGAAAGACAAAGAGGCTATCATATGTGATGGCTCCGTTCGTGCCGGTAAAACATTAACGATGTCACTTTCTTATGTGCTGTGGGCCATGAATGAATTTAACGATGAACAGTTTGGTATGGCGGGTAAGACGATTGGTTCGTTTCGTCGAAATGTCGCGAGACCGCTTAAGAAGATGCTACAAGGTCGAGGCTATCGTGTCCGTGACATGCGTGCTGATAACATTATTGAAATCAGTAAAGGAAATATAACGAATCGTTTCTTCATTTTTGGCGGTAAAGACGAAGCCGCCCAAGATTTGGTTCAAGGCTTAACGGCTGCAGGATTTTTCTTTGATGAAGTCGCATTGATGCCACAATCATTTGTAAACCAAGCTACGGCACGTTGTTCTGTTGAAGGCTCTAAGCTGTGGTTCAATATGAACCCGGAAGGCCCATATCATTGGTTCAAGCTTGAATGGATTGATCAAATAGACTTGAAGAACGCGTTGCACATTCACTTTACGATGAACGACAATCCATCATTAAGCGACCAAGTTAGAGCGAGATATGAACGTATGTATTCCGGCGTATTCTATCAGCGCTACATTCTTGGATTGTGGGTTTTATCTGAAGGCGTTATCTACGACAATTTCGACAGGCAAACAATGTCTGAAGACATCCCGGAAGACATGCATTTCAGTAAGTATTATGTATCCTGTGATTATGGGACGTTAAATCCGACTGTATTCTTGTTGTGGGGATTGAATGACGGCGTTTGGTATTGTATCAAGGAGTATTACTACTCGGGACGTGAGACCAAGCACCAACGCACTGATGAACAATATGCTAATGAACTAATTAAGTTCTTAGATGGTATCAAGGCGCAGATTATCATTGATCCGTCTGCAGCATCGTTTATCACTAAGCTAAGAAGCATGGGATTCACGGTTATTAAGGCACAGAATGATGTGCTTGACGGTATTCGTGCTACTCAAACAGCGTTGAACCTTGGGCAGATTAAGTTTAGTAATAAATGTTCAAACGTGTTTAAAGAGTTTGCATCTTATATCTGGGATATCAAAGCGGAGCAACGTGGCGAAGATAAACCAGTCAAAGAACATGATCATAGTATGGACGCAATGCGTTACTTTGTATTTATGGTTATTTACAAGAACAGAACAGCTAAAGTGTCAGCCAAACCGGCTGGCCTTTTTGGTTAGGAGGGATATTTTGGGATTTCCGATTGATAGAGAGTTGGCAGGGGACATTAATAACCCTAGCATTGAACTCTTAGATTATGTGTTACGGAAACAAGCGAAGAACAAGCGGCGCTTTGATAAGTTGGACCGCTATTATAACGGCAAACATGATGTGTTAAATCGTAAACTGAACGATAACAGCAAAAATAACAAGGTAGTTATTAACCACGCTAAGTATGTCACTGATATGGCCGTCGGCTTTGTAACTGGTAATCCATTTAGTTATACCGCTGCACCTGACAAGAATATCAAAGCAATTCAGGACTCATTTGACGCAATGGACATCGTTTCACACGATACTGAACTAGAGAAAGACTTATCTGTTTTCGGAGTAGCTTACGAGTTGTTGTATCTGAAAGCGATCGATGATAAGACAACTGAAGAACGGATTGAATCGATTGATCCGCGTGGTGTTATATTAGTCACCGATGACTCAGTAGAAAAGAATCCTTTATTTGGTATTCATTATCAAAAGAAGTTCGATTTGGACGGTCGTGAGAATGGCTATCTAGTTAAGGTATACACTGCTAAAGGCGTGCTTAGTTATCGAACTGTTTCAGGTCTGAGGATGATTACTGGTAATGTTGGTAAACCTAAGTATAAGGAGCACTATTTTGGTGGTGTTCCGATTATTGAATATCGAAACAACGAGGAAAAGCAAGGCGACTTTGAGCAAGCTATCTCTTTAATTGATGCATACAACATACTTCAATCCGATCGTGTGTCGGATAAAGAAGCGTTCATTGATGCGTTGTTGGTTGTATATGGTTTTACTGTTGAAGGCAATTTAAAAAACGGAATGCTTGAGGCACCAGGTAAAGGCACCGATGGCGCGGCCGTTGAATGGTTAACTAAACAATTTGATGAGTCACAGCTACAAGTATTGATCAAGTCATTGCAAGATGACATTCACAAAATTACGTACGTTCCCAATCTAAATGATGAACAGTTTGCCGGTAACATCTCGGGTGAAGCTATGAAGTATAAGTTGTTTGGTCTATTAAACCTTATGAGTATGAAGTCACGTTATTTGGTTAAGGGGTTAAGACGACGCTTAGAATTAATGCAAAACATCATGCTTGTTAAGTCCCAAGACGTTGATGTGAAGGGTACGAAGATTGATATTACACCTAACATCCCAGTTAACTTAACGGATATTATTAACAACATTCGTAATGCAGACGGCTTTATCCCACGTGAAATCACATTGAGCTGGTTACCTGGTGTTGATGATCCAGCTGAGGTGGTAAAGATGTTGGAGAAGCAAAAAGCAGATGACATTGCACAGAACCAAAAAGCTTTGGGTCAACCAAGTAACAGCAATTTAGATGACAAACCAGACGACAAAGGAGGTTATCGTGATGATCAAGGCGACGTTTCAACTAAACAAAAGCAAACAGATAACGGGCTATCGGATTAGCGGTCATGCTTTGTTCTTGCCAAAAGGTATGGATATTGTTTGTGCGGGCGTTTCAGCGCTCACGATTGCTATTACTAATGAGTTACGAAACGATGTTAGTGTTGATCATAGTAACGGCTTTATCTCAGTTAGCGAGGTTCAACCAAGTTTAGCCAACATAACGCTCACTCATACGCTACTATCGGGGCTACAAAGCATTGCGGAACAATATCCGGATAACTTAACGGTAGAACAGTCGAATAGCTTAGAGGCGTAAATATGGCTGATAAGGACAAGCTTACTTATTGGGAGTTGCGATCAGTGCTTGAGGAACAGAAGCTGTTTAAACGTGGTGACGAGTACGAGCGGAAAGTTATTAACGTTTATAACCAAGCTAGACAGTACCTCACTAATGCGGTCGATGAGTTATACAAGCGATACGATGGGCAAACTTCATTAACTGAAGCTCAAGCAAAGGCGGCTCTAAACAATACGGTACCAGCTGCGGACTTAGTAGCTTTGCAGAATGTTGTTAAAACAATCGATGATAAAGAAACTAAGATTAAAGTACAAGAATATCTTGATTGGGTGGCTGCTAAGTCACGAATCACCAAAATGGAAGAACTGAAAGCTAAGGCTTATATTGTTGCTAAGCGATTGGCAGACGTTCAATTAGAGCAATCAACTGATTATTATGTCAACGCGGTTAAAGATGCTTATGCCAGTGCTTCTAGAGAGGCGATTATAGGCAACGTTCAAGCTAAGGAGGGTGTCTATCAAGGAGAAACGGTTCCGAGGGTTAATCATGAGACCAATCAAATTGAGTTTGTTAAACCCGAAGAGACTACGCCAATAAAGGCTGATAATGCTGATGCATTTAGTGAGTTATCTACCAAAGAAGTTAAACAGATACTTGATACACCGTGGCTCGGTAGCAACTATTCTAAGCGAATCTGGAATGATACTGATCTGTTGGCCAAGAAGCTACAAGAATTGTTTGCTGTATCTGAAATGACTGGTATGAGCCAACGCGAAATGGCTGATAAGATTGCTAAAGAATTTAATACTGGTATCGGTGTTGCTAGACGTTTAATCCGGACTGAAGCTAATCATGTACACAATCAGGCTAAATTAGCCGGGTGGAAAGCACATGGCGTTGAAAAGTATTCTTTAGTAGCTGTACTAGATTTTCGGACTTCTCAAAAGTGTCGGGATATCGACGGGAAGGTATTTGACGTTGATAAAGCTGTTGTTAATGTTAACTTTCCACCATTGCATCCCTGGTGTCGAACGGTTGCGGTCGCTTGGTTTAGTTACGCCAAGTATGGCGGTAATCGAACCGCTAATGATCCTATTACTGGCGAGACGTTTAAGCTCAATACTGATGATACTTACAGGGATTGGGAACAGATGCTAATCGATAAGCACGGGAAAAAGGCTGTTACTCGAAAATGAATTATTTGAGACCTGCCAAATGTCTTTAAACTGGGCAAATTACAGCGTGTGTGGGCTAAGTGTTTCACATTTAGAGATAAGCATTGTGTGTGGGTCAGAAATGATGTTCATGGGATGCTTATTTTTTGTGGAATGAATTGGTGTGCATGAGCTTAGGAGGAATTTTAAATGAAACATGTCAAATTATTTTCAAATGTCTTACCAATGAAGTTACAACTATTCGCTGATGGCGGAGAAGGTGGACCCGGTGTGGGAGAAGATGGCGCTAGTGGCGATGGCGGAGAAGGTGGGCAAGACCCAAATTCAAGCCAAATTACTTTTACCGATCAATCGGAATTAGATAGCTGGTATGACAAGAAGTTTGCTAAGTCTGCTGAAAAGCTAAAGGAAGGCTGGAAGCAAGAACAATCACAACAAAAGGCGTATGAAGATATGACGCCGGATGAACAACGCGAACATGATTTGGAACAACAACAATCTGAATTGGCTGATCGCGAGCAAAAGGTGACCATCGCTGAAAATCGGGCAAACATCACGCAAAAACTAGCTGCTGATGGATTGCCAGTTGGATTAGTTGCTGCTTTTGAACCAGCTTTGGCTGATACAGATAATCTAGAAGATCTTTATACCAAAGTTGCTAGTGGTTACCGCGACACAGTTAGGGAAGCAGTCGATAAAAAGTTGGCAGGCTCATCTGATGTACCTGGTTCAACCGGAGGTGGTGGCGGTGGTAGCCAATCTGTTGGTGAATCATTAGCCGAACAACGCAATGCTAGTCAACAAACCCAAAAATCTATTTGGGATAAAAAATATTAGGAGGAACTAATTATGTATGTAGGAAAGAAAGTTACAATGTCAGACATCAACTTTTTAGCAAGTGAACACTTTATTTCATTCACTGAACAAGTTGACGTGAATACAGCAGGTGTAATCGTGGATGATTTAGGGCACAAAGTTGTGCCAGCAGGTACAGTTTTCCCTTCAAACGATGCTAAAGCAAAAGGGATTACGATTCATGAAGTTAATGTATCAAACGGACCGCAACCAGTTGGTTTAATTGTTGAGGGTTGGTTATTGGCACAACGATTGCCAGTAATGCCAACTGATGAAGCTATGAAAGCTATGACTTCAATTAAGTGGCGTGACGTTGAAAAGAAAGATTAACCATCAGAAACAGGAAAATAATTAGAATACTGGAGGAACAGACATGAAAAAACAATTGGTTATGAATTTACAACACTTTGCGGACATCTTAGAAGTGTTTACTAAGAAAGATATTTTAGATTACACACGAAACCGCGCTTACCCTGAAATGCTTGGTGACACTTTATTTCCATCTCGAAAGACTCAGTCGTTAGAACTAGATCAGATTAATGCTGGTAGTATGACCCCAGTTATTGCATCAGTATCAGCATTTGATAGTGAAGCTGAAATTGGTAGCCGCGAAGCTAGCGCTCAAACGCTTGAACTAGCGTTGATCAAACGTAAAATGCAAATCAAAGAAAAAGATTTGATTGCACTACAAAATCCACGGACACCACAAGAAGGCGAATACCTTCAAGGGCGTGTTTATAATGATATTGACACTTTAGTTCAAGGTGTCCAAGCTCGTGCTGAAAAGATGACAATGGAAATGCTATCCACTGGTAAAATCACTATCAAAGGTAATGGCCTAGATGCTAATTTAGACTACTCAGTTGACAAGAAACATCAAGCTACATTATCAGGTGCTGGATCATGGACTAATGATGCAAGTGATCCGATCAAAAACTTAGAAGACTGGTCAGACAGCTTAGACGTTGCACCAACTCGCGTTTTAACATCAAATAAAATTTTGCGTATCTTTATGCGTCATCCTAAAGTGATTGCTGCCATTTTCGGTAAAGATTCAGGCAGAACAATTGGGATGGCCGATTTGGATTCCTTCATGCAAGCTCACGGATTACCTGTTATCCGTACCTATGATAATAAGTACAAAACACAAGATAAAAATGGGAAATATATCTCTGAACGCTACTTCCCAGAAAACAGCTTTGTGATGATGAATGATGACTTGCTTGGCGAAAAGGTATGGGGACCAACACCTGAAGAAATCGCATTAACAGGTGCCGGTGACGTTGAATCATCAATGATTGGGAATGTTTATGCTGGTATTTACCGTTCAACGATTGACCCAGTGGGGACATGGACTAAGGCATCAGGCTTAATGATTCCATCATTCGCTGCTGTTGATGAAGTATTCCAAGCAACCATTGATCTAACTAAATAATTGGAGTGATTGTTGTGAGCGATGAAAAAAGTAAACAATTAACTGCGTTGAAGCGTCTTACAAGTGAAGAGGATAATGATGCGGCTTTGATTGCTGACTTGTACGACGATGCGATCACTGAGGTTCTTGATTATACTAATCGGGATAAGATGCAAGATGGCATGTACGTATATGCTAAAAAGATTGCTAAGATTGCGTTTAATCAACTGGATGTCGAGGGTGAGACGGCTAGAACTGAAGGCGGCGTTGTTCAAAACTTTGAATTAGGAATCCCTACAAGTATTCGTTCCAAATTAAATCGTTACCGAATTGCTAAAGTGAGGTCTTTGTATTGAGACTTAAACGAAGTGATTTAGTAGCGGTTTTTTTACGGAAACGAATAGTAGGGCATGATGATGAGTTGAACGAGACTATTACCTATGGTGATGGCCAAAAGCTAATGATGAACGTTCAGCCTGCGTCTGGACAAGTTGCAGCCGAATTGTACGGTGAGCGCCTACGTTACTTTGCTAATGCCAAGTATGTCGGTAGTGAAATCAAGGAGAACCGTAACGAATTAGACGGTATTTGCTTGAATGTTGCCCCTGAAGATAATCCTGATTATCGGATTGTGGCAATTAATACTTACAGCAATCATCTAAACATGACTCTAGAGAGGATTAAGCAAGATGGTGAAAGTAGAAGTAAAAGGGATGAGCCAACTCAAAGCGAAACTCGATAAGTTGCCTAAGGTCATAGAAGACGCTGTTTGGGATGCAAACTTTGACATTGTCGAGCTTGCTAGAGCCAATACCGTGCGCGAGATTCAATCTTCTACCAAACATGGGAGTGGCGAGACCGCCGGTTCATACAAGGATGAAGTTGTTATTAATAGCAACGGGCATGTTGTTGGTCGGATTTGGTCTGATAACCCAACAGCAATCTACCGAGAGTTAGGTACTGGTCAAGTTGGGCAAGCGTCACCTAAGGAGTTACCTGAAGGAGTCACGCCAGTATATCGGCAGACTCCTTGGTTTATTCCCGCAGAAGGGTTGCCCGATTTAAACGCTCTGTATGGCATGCCGTTGATTACTATCAAAGGTAAGAAGTTCTATCGAACAAATGGGCAACCTGCCAGACAAGCGCTCATGCCTGCCATTAAAGGGGCAAAACGGCAAGCTCCTGAAATCTATAAAGCTAATGTCCAGAAACAACTTAGAAAGTTGCGTGGTTAATTTGGAGATTATTAATATTAAACAGCTTGTGGCAGATATTCTGTCTAAACAGACAGATTTAAACTACTGCGGGACAAGTTATCCAGATGAGTTAACTAAGTTCCCTGCAGCAATCTACCACACCGCACATAAGCCGCATTTTATCGATTCTGATAAGCAGGAACTAGAAACTGATTGGACTGTTTCCATCGATTTGTTTAATGATCATGGTTCTCTTACAGAACTCTCAAACAAGTTAGTAAATGAGCTTGTTAAGTTAGGGTTTTCTTACACTTCAGGAGACCAAAATTTAGCAGGCGTAAAACGTACCGCTTTAGTATTCAACGCGATGGTTGATAACCAACGTAGAATGGTATTTCAAAATTAGGAGGAATTTCAAATGAAGTTATTAAAAACTGATTTACAAAAATTTGCAGAAACATTCGTAGACCCTAGTCTGGGTTTACTTACCAAAGGAACGAAACTGGCCTTTAAATCTAGTGCAGAAATGGATTTTGTCGAAGTAGCTGCAGTCAAAACAATTCCAGATATTGGGTCCGATCCAGAAAAAGTTGATGTTACGTCACTCGAAGACGGTAAGAAAAAATCTATTGCAGGCTTGCAAGATTCTACTAACTTAGCTTTTGGTGTCGTCTACAAAGGTAAGAACTTCTATCAATTACTTGATAAACAAGGCACAGACAAGCAATACGATTGGAAAATTACTTATCCGGATGGGTTAACGGTAACGTTTAAAGGCGCATTCTCGCTTAAATTAGGTAATGCTGAAGTTAATAAGAGCATGGATTACACAATCACGGTTGTGGTTTCTGATGGGCCTGATATTGCAGCCCCAAAAGCGTAACGGGAGTCACACTTAATAAAACAACTTTAAGCTTAAAGGTTGGTGCTGTTGAAACACTAACCGCGTCCGTCACTCCCACGGATGCCATTAATAAAGCTGGTAAATGGGCTAGCGACAAAACTTCAATCGTTACAGTTGATCAACACGGGAAAGTAACTGCTATTGCGGTTGGTACAGCTAAAATCACATTTAAAACAGATGATGGTTCGTTTGTTGCAACATGCACAGTAACTGTTACTGCAGCATAAATAAAACTTAGGAGGAAACAAACATGACAAACGGTAAACAATTTAACTTAGGCGGTCTAATGTTAGACCTACGATTAAACGGAAAGGCAATCTTAAACATTGAAAAGCGCTTAGGCACATCAATCATGTCACTTTATATGGGTGGCAACGGCGGAGTAGTATTACCTGCTACCAATAAGCTGTTGATTGTATTACAAGGTGCAAATCAAACTCACGGTATTACTGATAAAGATATGATTGGTGGTTTCGAAAAGTATCTCGAAGCAGGCAACACACCAATGGATTTAAATAATGTCATTCAAGAATTATTGGATGAAGCTGGTTTTTTCGGCAAGAAGAAGGACGATACCAAGACAGATGGGGAATCAGTGGAAACGACTCTAGACGGGGAACCAACGGAAGTTACGGATCCAGAAGAAACACTATAACCCAACCTGAATTTAAAACTGTGACCGAATTACTCTATGGTATTTATCCATATGCTGTAGAAAATGGCATCAAGGCTGACGAGTTTTGGCAGATGACGTTTGATGAAATTATGATTCACATTACTGCGACAATTAAACATCACAGAACCATGCTTAAAGAGCGTGCGGTAATGGACCATAAGACAGCAGAACTCATGGCATTTGCTGTCAATGACCCAAGTAAGATGCCGTCTGTCGAGAAACACTATAGCTTTATGGATGACAGTGCAGAGCGTCAACCGGTTACATTAAATAATGAGCCTGATCAAGCTGAGCCAGAAGAATGGCAAAGTGATCAGGCTATTTTACTGCAACAGGCTATGTCAGTTAGGGCTACTAACGAACGAAAAAAGAATGAATAGGAGGTGAGTGAATGGAGTTAGAAACGCTTGAGGTCTATATTGATGCCAATCTCAGTCGGATTAATGAGCAACTTGAAAAGATTTATCCGGCTTTTGAGAAGGTGTTTAGCAGAGTCGAACAGATTACTGGTGCCTCAATGGATAAGACTGAAAAGTCTATGGACATCAGCAAGGGCAGTAATAAGTTAATTGATGAAGTCAAAAAGATTAACGAAAACATGTCCAAACAGTTCGATAACATGTCAAAAAATGCTGAATCATCCATGAGTAAAACAGGTGATGGCATGGCTAAAGGCATGGCCTCATCAAGAGTTAAGGTTGGCAAAGAAGTTGATCAACTAGTCAATAATGTTAATTCAAAGATGGACCAAGCCAGAGCAATCCAACAAAAGGTCTCTTTCCTTCAAAATAAGAAAGCTGTTGCTACCTCTAGTGGGAATCCATTAGATGCACAGAAGTTTGATGCTCAGGTGGCATCTGCTGAAGCACGAATGACACGGTATCAGAATCAAGCTAAAGCTCTTGCTGCAGAGATGCAGTCGGAGTTTGACGCTATTCCAGCATCGTTAAATAAGATTGCTCAAACAATGGATCAAAACGAAGCTGCTATTAATCGGCTGAAAGCTAATATTAAGTCTTTACGGGCAGAACAAGCTGAAGCTGAAATGCCAACAGGTAACTTTACTGACGGTTTTGGTTCAAAAGCAACTGCTAAATCATCAAAAATTGGTGATCAAGCCGCTAAACAAGAAGCGAAAATGGCGAAGCTAATTGCACAAAATGACTCACTTGGCTCAACCTATGCAAAAGTTGAAGATAGAAGTAGTGCATTAAAGGGTGCTTTAGGAAAGCTGAATACTGAGTTAGATAAATCGGCAGTAGCTACTAAGCGAACTAACAATAGTTTTAGTTCTATGAAGAATCATCTAAGCGAATTGGGGAATAAGTTTTCTTTCTTAGGAAACGGATCCAACAATTTAAATAGAGTGGCTTCATCGGCTGAAAAAAGTAGAAATTCAATGTCTGGTTTAGCTAGAACGGTTCGAATGCTTGGTTCCCAATTAGTTGTATTTACCTTAATGTATCAAGGAATTATGATGTTGGCATCCGGACTAGGCAGTGCCTTGATGACCAATGCCCGGTTTGCAGCATCATTTAACCAAATCAAAGTTAATCTTCTAACGGCATTCTATCCAATCTACACAGCAGCGTTACCAGCGATTAATGCGCTTATGGATGTATTGGTAAAGGCGACTGGTTATATTGCACAATTTACCTCAGCACTATTTGGGATGAGTCGTGGTGCTGCTAAACAAGGTGCAGCGGGACTTTATAATCAGGTTAGAGCAATTAACGATACAGGCAGTGCATCCAAAGAAGCATCTAAACAAGTTAGAGAAACCAATAAACAGATTACTGCAGCCAATAAAAAGGCGGCTGAATCTGCTGCAGCAGCAAATGAGGCTTCTCGTAAACAGATGCAAGAAACTAAAAAGAAAGCACAAGAGTTAAAAGGCGCTTTGATGGGCTTTGATGAAATCAATACGCTCTCATCAGCTGAAGACAATCCTGATTATTCTTACGATAAACAAAAACTCGATAAACAACCATTGCAATCTGCTGATTCACTTGATGATGTCCCTGGTACTAATTTTAATATTCCTGATGGTGCTCAATTCGGTGGTGCTATCGCTGCAGCAAATGAGTTTAAAAAGATCCTAGCTGATCTATTTAAACCCATGCAAGAAGCGTGGGATAAGTATGGGAAAAGAGTTACCGATGCTTGGGAATATGCCCTACGAGAAGTAGGCGGACTAATTAAAGCTATCGGTAAGTCATTTATGGAAGTTTGGACAAATGGGACCGGTGCTGTATTTATTGGTAATATCCTTAAATTATTGGCCGATGTTTTAAATATTATTGGTGATATAGCGAAAGCATTTAAAGATGCTTGGAATGATGGTGGACGAGGAACAAAACTAATCCAAACTATTTTTGATGCCTTTAACTCCATATTGAACCTCTTACATTCTATCGCGACATCGTTTAGAAGTGCTTGGAATGACGGAACGGGACAGGCTATTGCAGCAAATCTCCTTGATATTTTTACGAATATTTTTAAAACAATTGGGAATTTAGCGGATCAATTTAATAAAGCTTGGAATGCCGGTAATGTTGGAAAATCAATATTTTCGGGTATCTTGGGTATAGTAAATGTTGTGTTAGATACGCTTAAAAAGATGACTGGCGCAACAGCAGACTGGGCTAAAACACTTGATTTTAGACCTTTACTAAACTCGGTTGATGGATTACTTAAGGCAATTCAACCGCTAACCAAAAATATTGGGGACGGATTATTTTGGTTCTACAAGAATGTTTTGCTACCCCTAGCTAGTTTCACAATAACAAAGCTAATACCAACATTTTTAGACGCTTTATCTGGTGCGATTAAACTATTGAATGGTATTATCGAGGCTCTAAAGCCTGCCGGTAAGTGGCTATTTGATAGTTTCTTAAAACCGATTGCACAATGGACGGGTGGAGTTATTGTTTCTGTCCTTGGAGGAATTGGAAAAGCGCTTGGAGTTATCGGTGACTGGATTGGTAAACACTCAGAAGGGTTTTCAAATTTTGTTATTGCTGTTGCAGCATTCGCTACAGCTTTGAAGGCTATCTCAATGGTTCAAACAGCCGTTACGGTCGTTAGTGGAATAATGTCCGCATTAAGTGGTATTGGTGGCATAACGGGAGCCCTTTCATTACTTGGTTCTGGACTAGGTGGCATTGTTACACTGCTTGGTGGACCATTCGCACTTGCGATTGCTGCCGCTATTGCGGTTGGGGTTCTACTCTGGAAAAACTGGGATACTGTGAAAGAGAAGGCTGGTCAACTTGGCAAGTGGATTGGTGAAAAGTGGAATGATATTAAGGTAGTCACTGAAAAAGTGTGGAATGGAATCATGAAGTTCCTGCAAAAGTGGGGCGTCGATATATTAATTCTTATGTTTACGGGTCCTGCAGCACCGTTCATTCTATTCGGTAAGTATGTATCTGAACATTGGGATTCAATATCTAAATCAACTTCAAAAGTATGGAACGATGTTAAAACGGCAATCAGTGACAAGGCTAAGGAAGCATTCGCTAATGCTAAGAAACACTTTGGCGATTTGAAAGATGCGGCAACTTCACATTTTGAGAATCTAAGAAAATCGGCTGCAGATAAGTTTGAAAATATTAGATCATCAATCTCAAGTAAAGCTAATTCAGCGAAAGATGGTGCTCTTAATGCATGGGCAAGCATGCGCAACAATACTAGCCCATATTTTGACTCGGTCAAATCTAGTGCAAGCAATGCATTTGATAATGTAGCTAACTGGGCTGGCAATCTCGGTGGACGAATGGCATCAGGGTTAAACAATGGTATTGGCGCTGTTAAAAATGCAGCACGTGGAATTGCTAATTCAATTGTTAGTGTTATTGGATCGGCAGTGAATGGTGTGATTGACGGCGTCAAATGGATTCTTAATCATGTTGGTGCTTCTGGAGCGGCTGGCGGATTACACCATTGGTCAATTCCTAACTTCGCAACAGGTGGTACCCATAGAGGCGGGCCGGCATTGGTCAATGACCAGGCTGGTTCAATATATCAAGAAGCTTATCAGTTGCCCACTGGAAAAATCGGTATATTCCCTAAGCAACGAAATATCATTGCTAACATGCCAGCGGGGACTAAGATTATGAATGCAACAAATACAGCCAAGTTAATGCAATCAAACATTCCGCATTATGCTTGGGGGATTGGTAATTTTACGTTTCCTAGAATAAACTTCCCAGATTTTAGCAATATGTTTAGCGGTCTTGGCGGCGCTTGGAGTTCCGTTGTTGATACTGCAGAAAGTATCTTTGACGACGTAACGCATCCGGGCAGAGTTTTAGACTATGCAATTAATAAATTCACCTCATATTCCGGGTTGGAACATCCTGCATTAGATGTAGCACAGGGTAGTGTCGGTAAGATTAAAGATGGTGCTTTGGGCATGGTCAAGAAAGCTTTAGAAGAGTTTTCACCTGAGCCAACTGGCGGCAGTGGCGTTCAAAGATGGGCCGGTGTGATCCGCAAGGCATTGACTAAAAATGGCTTGCCTTCAAACGGCACTTATACCAATGCATGGTTACGACAGGTTCAAACAGAATCTGGCGGTAATGAACATGCAATGGGTGGTAACGATGGACTGCTAGATGGTAATGCTCAGGGATTGTTACAAGTTAAACCCAGAACTTTTGCTGCTTATAAGTTTCCCGGCTACGGCAACATTATGAAGGGCTATCATAACGCCTTAGCTGGTATTCACTATGCTAAGGCGCGTTATGGTTCTGATATGTTAGGAGTTATCGGGCGTGGTCATGGTTACGCCAATGGTGGTCCAATCTTTAAGCACGGACTTTATGAGATGGGTGAAGGCAATAATCAAGAAATGGTGTTGCCTTTAACCAATAGATCTCGTGCTTGGGAATTGATGCAACAAGCATCGGAGATGATGGGCTTTGGTCAATTGCAATTGCCTGAAGTGTTGTCTCGAGAAGATAACTTCTCAAGTAATTTTGATTTATCAAATGGTAATAATACCCAAACTGGTGGTGTAGGTACAAACAACGTGTTATCAGTAATTGCAGAGTTATTAAGCAATAGAGGTAATGATGGCGAGCAGCAGGCAACTGTTGAACAACCACTTATTCTAGAACTCAATGACGATGTTTTGGGTAGAACTGTTATTAAAGTGATCAACAAAGAAATCAAGCGGACCGGTAAGATTCCGCTCAATATTTAGGAGGGATTGATATTTGTGTCATATTTAAAAATTGGCGGGACGGCGGTTAAAGCACCGCAGTCTTTTCAGGTAGCGATTCAGGATATTGATGGTAATACAACAAGAAATGCAAAAGGTAATATGAACCGAGATAGGGTCGCTGTGAAACGGAAGTTACAAGTTTCATGGGGGCCCTGTTCTATGGCTGAATCTGCTGCCATTCTTCAAGCTGTGTCCCCAGTATTCGTTTCTGTAACTTATCCTGATCCACAAGATGGAAAAATAGCTACACGAACCTTTTATGTTGGCGACCGAACGGCACCGACTTATTCATGGAACGCTCAGTTTTCACGGATTGAGTGGAAGGGGTTGTCTTTTGATTTTGTTGAGAAGTAAGGAGGGATTATATGTTGAAAGCGAGTGACGCGTTTAATTCAGCGTTTGCGGCGCCGGATAGAGAGCTTCATGCACGCGTCACGATTGGAAAGACCGTTTACGATAGTGATGATTTAACTAGTATTAATTACGATTCGGGCGCAATGACCGGTGAGCAGTTTTCTATTGGCTCAACCTATATGAACTCAACAAAAATTACTTTTAGTCACTTAGTTGAAGGATTGAAACAATTAGATGAAGTTCTAGTTGAGTTTGGCGTTCTTAAACCGGATGGCGCAGTAGAGTACGTTAAAATGGGGACGTTCATTGTCGACGACAAAATTCAAATGGATCGTAATAACAACACGACCACGATTGAATGTATGGATAGAATGACAATGCTAGGCGGCGCCTACGTTTCAAAGTTAACTTATCCAGCAAGAATTAAGGATGTTGCCGTAGAAATTGCTAATATGGCAGGAGTTAAAGCCAACGAAACTAGCTTTGCTAGATTATCAGAAAACAAGATTAATCAACCGACTGGCTACACTTATCGTGATGCTATAGGTTTAATTGCACAGTTTCAAATGGGCTTCGCATTGTTCGATCGTGACGGATTGCTTGATATTAGAACGTTACAAGATAATTCATTTAAAATTGACCCAAACCAATACTTCTTAAAAGGCCTCGTTAAAAACGAGACCTTTTTTAAGTTGAATGGTATTAGTTGTACTGTTGTGACTGCAAGTAAGGATGAAAACGGTAATGAGACATCCAAAACAACGGTGCTGCAAAGTGGTTCAAGTTCCGGGGCACAGATTAAGTTAGCTAATAACGTCATGACTCAAGATGTTTTAGATCGTATGTATGAAGCACTCAAGTTTACTAATTACTATCCGTTCAGTTTGAATTGGAATGGCAATCCCGCTGTTGAAGCTGGCGATTGGCTAACTGTTGAAGATTTACAAGGTAATGAATTTAAAGTTCCTAATATGTCTTACACGCTTACTTACAATGGTGGTTTAACAGCTACCTCTAAGGCAGATACGTCGGTTAGTTCGCCAGCAACTTATAGTTATGGTGGGACAATTAGCAATATTGTTAATGAAATTGGCGGACGTGAAAGTGCTGAAGGTAATCATATCTATGAAGGGACTGAGGATCAGGAACCGACATTGTCTAAAGAGGGAGACCTTTGGTATAAGCATGTTGGGCCTGATACTGAAGAACGGATTTATAAGGATGGAAAATGGGAGTTCCTAACATCTACCAAAACCGCTAATGACGCGGCAGACGCAGCGGACAAAGCATCAAAAGAAGCCGAAGAGGCTAAGAAGCAAGCTAACGAATCTGTTGCTGCTGCCAATGACGCAGTGGCGAAAGCGGGCTTCGCCAACGAAACGGCGACACAAGCTAAATCAGATGCGGCCGCAGCTGGTCAACAGGCTAAAGACGCTTTAACCGACGCCAAAAAAGCTTTAACGGACTCTGGTAGCGCAATTAAAGACGCAGCGGACTCTTTGACGTCAGCTAAAGATGCACTTAATAAAGTGGGAACTTTAACGACCAGCGTCACGAGTCAATTCACGACGGTTGATAACGAATTAAAATCGAAAGTTAATCAGACGGATTACGATAAGTTAAAAGGCACTGTCACATCACAGCAGACTGAAATTAATCAAAATGCTAGCGGAATTAAGTTAAAAGCCGACACCACGGCGCTTAATGAGCTTAAAGGTACAGTTGATAAACAAGGCTCTGAAATAACGCTTAATACTAATTCGATTAAATTGAAGGCTGATCAGAGCTCGGTTGATACTTTAAAAGGGACTGTCGACAAACAAGGCAGCGCCATTGACGTCAACACGAAAGCTATTGCTTTAAAAGCCAGTCAAAGTACCGTTGACACACTAACAGGGCGTGTCTCAACCGCAGAAGGCAAAATAACAGTCCAAGCAGACCAGATTTTGCAAACCGTAAGTAAAACTGAACTAACTTCTAAGCTTAATGGCTACGCTACGCAGACTTGGTCTCAGGGGCAGATATCTGCTGCTAAAAATGAGATTACCGCGAGCGTTGAGACGGTCAAACAGACTGTCAATAACATGGTTATAGGCGGGCGTAACTACTTTAGTGTAAGCGGGTTTATTGCAAATAAATATACTAATGACGGTACAATTGATTTTTATGATTTAAAATTATTACCCAATACTAAATACATTGTGTCGACGAATAAAACTGTCAATAATTTGGGTTACGCAGATATCTTTGCTGGTCGAAAGGGCTTAGTGCCAAGCACACCGAGCAACGGTGTTACGGCTGGTCAATCTCAAATAATTCTGACGGATACCACTGGCGTTTTAACCATTGCTGCTAGGAGTTACTCAATAGCTGACGGTAAAGATAAAATCCAAGTTGAGCTTGGTGCAGTTGCGACTACATGGCAACCGGCACCGGAAGATTTGGCGACAGTGGATTGGGCAAAATCACAATTAGCGGTAACCGATGGTAAAATCACAGCCAGTGTGTCTAGCTTAAAATCAGACATCACGAGTGCGACTAACGCTTTAAATAATAATATAACAACCGCCACCGCAGGAATGGCAACTCAGACGTGGACGCAAGGGCAGATTAATACGACTGCTGACAATATCAATTTATCAGTGTCTAAAGTCCAGACTGATTTGGGTGGGACCAAAACACAATTTGCGGCGTTAGAAGTGAAAGTCGATGGAATTCAAACGACCGTTTCCGGCAAAGCTGACCAGTCACAAGTGACGCAGTTGGCTAATCAAATCACTAGTGTTGTTACTGATGTCGAACAAATTGGGAATGAAGGCAGAAATTACTTTCATAATTCTAATTTCGCAAGAGATCTAGACAGTTGGGGGATTGATAAAGCAGGTTCCACTAATCCATCAATTGTGCGTAGCGGATACTATAAATTAGGATATAAGATCGGGTTGCACATGTTTGGCACATCAAATGTACCTTATAACGGGTTCTGGCAGCAAACTAGTATGTATGGTGCCGCCGGCGATAATGTAGTTTTATCTTTTATCGCAGCGCAAGATGGTAACTATGATAGCATGCTGCACATAGGTCTTACTTTCTATAAAGATAGTCAAAATGTTGGTTCAACGGCGTTTGACATGCAAACAAAAAACTTTAATAACAGCAGTGGATCAAGAGAAAACCACGTATTTAAAGCTCCGGCTGAGTTTAATGAAGTGAGCGTTAGATTAGCGCCGACAGCAAATATCCCGATAAATGTGTGGCTTACTAATCTTAAACTAGAGTCCAATGCTCTAACCCCATACACAGAAGCCCCTGAAGACAGGGCTACTCAGTCACAAATCACCCAACTAACAAACGACATCAATCTACGTGTTCAAAAAGGCGACGTAGTCAACCAAATCAACATTAGTCCGGAAGGCATTTTGATTGATGGTAAGAAGGTCCACATTACTGGACTAACTAGAATTGATAACGCAGTAATTAAAGACGCGATGATTGCAGACATTAAAGCCGATAAGATTACAGCTGGGACGCTTAATGCCGCTAATGTGAATGTGATTAACCTGAATGCTAATAACATCACGACTGGGACGATTAAAGGTGCCAACCTGAGCATGAATTTGAACACTGGCGAGGTGTTATTTCAGAAAGGGTCTATTAAATCTGCTAATGGTAATTTAAACCTCGACATCAGCAAGGGTACAATGGCGGTTATCAATGAGGATAAAAGTGGTTTCTATTTTGAAGACGGGAAACTTGTCTTAAATGATGGCTGGTTGGAAGGCACGTCTAGCCAACCTAAATACGGATCACTTGAGTACAATGCCAATTACTTCACTGTTAACGGTTTAGCGGTTAAAGGGACGGAAGGCGTGACAATCGGGACGCCTGGTTATAATCCGTCAATGGAAATGATGTTCTCTTCGGTCAAGGAATCAGGAATCGCGATTGACAGAAAGCATTTAGAGATGGGAAGTGTTGGGCCAACCGTAATTAGTTCAGGTAACGAGTTTTTCATGAACTTACTTACTAAGCAGCCGTTTATCGCTGTTGGGACAACGGCAGATGGTAATTTTATGACTACGGATAAGCCTGGTTCTCGAATCTCTCTGTATGCCGAATATGTACACATTAAGTCAGCTTACTTAAAGACAGCTAGTGGCTCAGCTAACGTAATTGTTGCGGCCGATGGAGCGCTAGTACGGTCAACCTCAGCATCGAAGTACAAGACGGACATTATTCGCACTAACATTCCTGACTACGGGGAGAAGTTGCTAGAATTACCAACTGCGACATGGACAGATATTGCCGAGACCAAACGTTACCAGGACAACCCGACTACACAGCCTAAACCCACACGCAACTTTGGCATGATTGCCGAAGACCTAGCAGATGCAGGGCTTGAAATGCTGGTTGTTCGTGGGACAGATGGTGAATTAGAAGGGATTAATTACGACCGTATCGGGCCTGCGTTAATTCCGGTAATCGCGAAACTTAAAAATGAAGTTGAAATACTAAGACAAAAAATTGGAGGAAAATCAGCATGACAAAAACACTAGCATTCAAAAATAAAGACATGGTAGCAGTAGGTAACTTTTTAGGAACTTTAAATTTAAAAAGTAAAGCTAGTCGTGGACGCTCAAAATTGGTGAAATTATTAATGGCCAAGATTGATGAATATAACGAAGACCGAAAGGAAGCATTAGATCCTTATTTCAAAGATGGTGAGCTTTTAAAAGACGAAGATGGTAAAAACTTGCCTGAAAATGAGGAAAAGGCTAATAAAATCTTTGAAGAAATGGAATCCGAAACCGCAGTGATTGAATTCACGGAATATTCCGAAAAATTAAAGGCGCTCTATGAAGCCATTGTCGACTATCCAGGTGAATTTAACGGGGGCGATGGCATGGTCTATGATTTATTAATGGATCAACTAGAAACAGCATTTGAAAACGAAACGGAGGAAACAAAATAATGAATATTAAAAAGACAGCATTAACTTATAATTTCGACGGGGACGGAAATACATCATCCATTACGGTTAGTTTGTCCGGTAACGAAGGCGCGGACTATTTAAACGCCAACATTCAAGTAACGCCTGAAGACTTAACTAGTGGGCAAACCTTTGATAATTTAACTATGAAGGACATCACAACGATTGCGCGGAAGAAACTGGCTAAGGCAACGGCAGAAGATGCCGGTACAAAATAAAGGAGGAATAGCATGGTTTGCAAAGATTAATAGACAAAATGGTGAATGATCATAGCTTCTTGGTCGGTGTGTCTGTTGCAATCCCCACATGGGTGTTGAGTGATACGCCAACGATTGACCATGCTGTTATGATTGGAATTTTAATACTAGTGTTCGTACTAGATTGGTTAACAGGTACGACTTTGGCTAGACAGTCGCCGGTAAAAAATAGAACGAGCCACGCCGGTATTGATGCTTTAATGCGAGACTTTATTATTGTAGTAATATGTGCATGCTCAATTTTTTTGGACTTTGTCTTCGAGACTGAGTCTTTTATTTTTGCCTTTTTTACGGGTGCGTTTATTTGGCAAAACTTTTATTCATTTTTAGGCAATATAGCCGCATTAGGTTGGTCAAAATACTTCCCAATGTGGCTATTTAACTTGGTTCAAGATGAGATGGTAGCAAAAATTCACAAATATTTTCCACACGGAAAGGATGACACAAAATGATTGAAATTATTCAAGCAGCAATGGCAAGCGCTATTGCAATGGTGGCCGTATTAGTCGGCTTAGTAACATGGGGGATTAAACAGACGCGGATTGATAATCGCTGGTTACCACTAATTGATATGGCGGTCGGCTTTTTAATTGGGGTTATCGCCTTCTATGCTATGCCAGGTCAATTTGAAACATTATTAATTGCTGGACTCGATGGAGCGATTGCTGGGTTAGTAAGCGCTGGTGGCTACGACGCGATTAAATCTATTTTAGGGGGTAGCAAATAATGGGAAGACGTTTTAGTAATTTGATTACGGGTGAAAACCCAAATCCAATGTATGGAGGCAGTCGCAATGGTGTTGGTATTGATCGCATTGTTATCCATCACAACGCGACAACCAACAAGAATGTGGCTATGAGCACGTGGTACACTAGTTCAGGCAATTGGACTTCGGCACATTATGAAGTGACACCAACCGATATTATTGGCTGTGTTGAAGAAACATATGCAGCTTATCATTGCGGTGGTACAGGCGGTTCTGACGTGCCTAAGATGAGCAATCCAAATGAACGTAGCATCGGCATTGAAAACGTAAATTCTACAGGTGCACCTAGTTGGTCGGTTGATCCGCGGACAGTGGCGAATACTGCTAAATTAGTACGCGACATCTGTGATTATTATGGTATCCCTTGCGACCGTCAGCACGTGTTAGCGCACAATGAAGTAACAGCCACAGCATGTCCTGGTGGGTTAAATGTTGATGAAGTTGTACGCTTAGCCAATGGTGGTTCAGCATCGACTCCAACACAACCCATGGCACCAACACCAAAGCCGGCAGCAAGCAATATCCCATCAGGATTCACACCTGAAAACGGCACCTTCGTTAACGGCGATACCCAAATCATGAACCGTGTTGGTGCACCAAGCACAAGCGCACAGCAAGGCGGCTATCTACCACCTAATGGTGAATGGCCATATGATTCATGGGCAAAAGTTGGCAACTATACTTGGATCCATCATATGTTTGGGAATAAGCACATCTTTCTGCCAGTACGCGAGTGGCCAAGCGGCACCGCCTGGGGAACGTTTAAATAAACAGAAAAACAAGCCTAACTCACTAAAAATGTGGGTTAGGCTTATTTTTTTGCTCTAAATTATCATCAACAAACTGTTTTGTATTTATTTACTTGACTTATACGAATGTACGTTCGTATAATAAAGCTCATAAAGGAGTGGTCAAGATGGAATATGTCAGCCTAAAAGGGACTATCAATAGCGCTGTTAAAGTAATTAGCTTCACACCATATCTTGTTCGGTTTGAACTTAAAACAGCCGAACAGAATTATAATTGCCTGGTCGCAAAAGACGCATTGAACTTCATGTATTTAGCTAAAGAAGCTGCACCAATCTCAATCTTTGGACACTTCAACAAGCGTAAACAATTAGTTGTCGATAAGTACCACGTTCAGAGCGGAGTATTAGTGCGATGACTAATAGCGATTATGATCCTAATTTGGTTAATCAGTTTTTGAAGCATGATTACCATGACCGTGGAATGATGAAATGGCAAGGTTTTTTCCTGAGCGACCACACTGCTAATATAAATAAGACCTCACGGGAACAAGAAGAGGTGAATCGCCGGCATCACGGGCCCGCAATGGAACAAGATGATATTGCAGAGATTATTAATCAGGCAATTGTTAAAAGCAAGCATGTGCAGATTGAGTTGGGCGAACAAACAATTGACGGGATTGTTCAGAAACCAATAAGCGGACTAATTCAAGGATGGATTGGCCAACAGATTTTTATAGGTGATCAGTCTGTTATGATTGAAGATATTTGGGCAATTAAAGTGATCTAGATAGTAGAAAGAGACAAGAAAAGCCACCATATCAGGTGGCTTTTTTATATTACGATTATTCCATTAAAGCGCAAATTCATCTAATGACTCAACTTGGGTAAGAAGGCTTTCAAACCAGAAACTAGCCAGTGTATCATTTTTGAAATCAATGGTTAAATTACTTTTTCCTTCTATTACAATGGATGAATCATGCAATTCGATAAATAATCCGATACTTTCAATTCTCAAAACTTTCATGTATAATCTCCTCATAGATTAGTTACGTAATTTAATCGATTTAGTCCTAAAACAGCGGCTAAACGGTACAAATGCGGTACATTTTTTTAAAAGGTTGATATATCAACGCTTATATTAACGTGAAACAATTGAATGGGAATAAAATCCCAAGTAAAACACCGCAAGTCGTTTCAACGACCTACGGTGTTTTTTTGTGCAATCAATTTAGGCTTTTAACGGTAGTTCTTTGAAATCAGACGCAATATAAGGTACCATCTAATCAATGAAAGTAGGGATGATTGATGACAAATGGGCAACAATTAGCGACCAGTGAAAAAATTAGACAAGGGATTGTCTTTGCGGTGGCGAAGTTAATTCAAATTCTCCCTTTAATTGGCTTAACCATGATTCATAGCGGGCAGTCGGTGGCGTCTTATATGCCGTATATCTTATTCTATACCGCGTTGAAAACTGGCTTATTATTCGTGAATAGTCTAGGCCACGTGCAGAATTCGTTTAAAATAACTAGTATCAGTATGCTGCTAGCTGCTGGCGCCTTATTGCTATTGGCTATTTCGCCATGGCTGTATTTAACGGACATGGCGGCTTTTATCCTGGGCGCCAGTGCCAGTGTGATCATGCCAACCTATGAGGGCGTTTATTATCACGAGCGGGTGGTTTGGAAATGGCACCTTATGGGCACTGAAATTAAAACGTTATTGGCTTTTAGCCTAATAACGGTTGGTCTGTTGACCATCGCTAGTCATTTTTCATATCGGTTAGTCTTTATTGTTATCATGCTATTTGTATTGATTGGCTTTATCGGCATGCAACGCTTCGAACCGTTTGTGAAGCAACTTGATGAATCGGTGTTCGTCGAACAAACCAAATCGCTTAATAACTTGGAACTATTTGTCTGGGCAACCGCGATGGCGTTTGCGCTGAGATATCTGCGCCTTTTTGAAGCTAAATTTGTCTGGTTATTAATCACAGTCGCTGTCATTGGGTTAGTGGCGCTAATCTTGCGGGTGATCATCACGCGCGGCACTAAAACGAAGATGCCGGGTTGGCTTTTGGTTGCGGCTTTAATTAACGGGGCGTTTGAAACGTTCTTAATGCTCTATATTTTTGTCGCAATTCAAAATCAGAGTTTGATGATAGGGGCTTACGTGACTTACGGTGCAGGGATGATTTTAGCCCAAGTTATTCGAAAGAGCGTACAAGGGCGCTTTTCGAAGTTATCAGACTTAAAAGTCCAATTACTAGGATTTGTTGTTGGTGCGTGGTTGATGATTACGCCACATCTAATTTTATTAGGAATCTTATTGATTAGTTTCTTTGGCAGTGCCAACAGCATTCTTTTAAATCACCGCGCTTATTACACCGGCGTCACGACGCCGGCCCAAACCTTAATTGTTAAATATCGGAATACGTATCTCGGTAGTATCCTGATGCAATTTATTTTGATTACCGGCTTGATTAGCGTTGGCTTGCTAACGGCGATTGCCGGATTGGCTGGCAGATATTTGCCGGCGGTGGATGAAAATCCGCTGGTTTAACTGTACAAAAATAATTAGCAGGTCGCTACACCGCTAACTTAGGCGTTTCAAAAGATACATTTGTTTTCAAAGATGACACAGTCACAGAGTATCAAAGCAATGAAAAAACGGCAAAGGTACCTACGGAATCAAAGATGGTGACTTGTAAATTAAACTCAATGATACAGAAATCACAGCCGGACTGGCTAAAGACAAAAAATCTTTCAAAATCGAATGGGCAATGTGCTAACAGACATGCTCGTACGTAGAATGAAGTATACGAAGGAATAATAGAAAGAAGGTCTCAAACAAATCGGATATGATTTGTTTGAGACCTTCTTTTTTTGATTAATGAGTG